GTTTGCGTTCGTCGAGTGTCAGGTCGGGCTGCCCGAGCTCGGTCGTCTCGCCGGCGACAGCCGGCGGCGCCTCGGGCCGCGTGATGCCCATGCGGTCGAGGAGCTCCTGCGCGGCCGCGTGCGGATCGGCGCCTTCACGCTGCGCCAGGTGCTCGACGACCGACTCGACGAGCCGCGCCTGCTTCTCGGCCTGCGCCGGCGTGAACTGCCCGCCCTCGGTCAGCCGCTGCACGAGCTGCTCGCGTTGCAGGTTGCGCTCGTCGCCGGCGGGCGGTTCGGCGTGCTTGATGTCGTCGAGCGCGGCCTTCGCCTCGCGCGTGTTCAGGCTGTCGATGCCGAAGCGGATCTCGTCTTTGAAAAAGGTGTTGTGCTCGGTGTTCGCGATCTGCGTCAGGTAGCGCGCGGTCGGGATCGCCAGGTCGCGGCCTTCCGCCTGCGCTTGCGCATACGCCGCCGGCGAGCCCGTCACCTCGGCCGCCTTCGCAACCGGGTCGACGCCCTTCTCCTGCCAGTAGGTATCCCAGGACTCCAGCGGCGCGTGCACCTCTTCCGAGGCATCGGTCGTGACGTGCCGGATGAAATCCTCGTAGGTGCCGGGCGAGCTCGTCGCGAGGCCGGTCTGCTTCACCTGCTCGCCGAGGTGCTCCAGGGTCGGGCCGGTCGTCAGCCCGCCCATCACGCGCGCCAGGCCGTGCAGGGCGCCGGTTTGCGCGCCGGTCGCGAGGATGGTCGCGAGCGCCGTGTCGACGAACGCCTGCGGCCGGTCTTTGATGTAGTCGCTGAACGGCCGATCCGGGTGCAGTGTCGCCCACTCGTCGAGATCCTGCAGGGCGGTCGCGATCTCCTCGCCGGCGACTTCCGGCAGCATCTGCTTGATCGTGCTGGCGAGGATGCCCTTGCGGGCCCCGATGTTGCCGAGCAGGGTGTGCAGCGGCAGGGCCTCCGTCCAGGCCTCTACGGCGCCCTGCGCGCCGCCGAACGCCATCGACTCGACGACACCCTTGCCGGCCGCCCGCGCCTGGCTGTAGGCCGGCAGGCCGGTCTGTGCGCCCATCAGGCCGAGGCTCAGACGCTCGACCGCCGGGCCGCCGCCCAGGAGCACCGAGCTCGCGATGATCGGGCCCGACTGCCCGATCGACTCGGCGGCGCCGTAGATGTTGCGCTCGATCATGCCCGGATCTTGCGGCGCCGGGCCGCGGATGCCGACGCCGCGGGACTCGGCCTGTGCGTTCGCCTGCTGCCCTTTCTCGCGCAGCCAGTAGCCGACCGGGCTGCCGGGGTTCACCTTGATCAGCAGGTCGCCAACGAGCTCCAGGCCCGACCAGGCGCCCAGGTCGGCGCCCTTGTAGAGCGCCGCGGCTGCGGTGCGCGCCGAGTGCGTCACGATCTGCAGCGCGCGCTCGGTCGATGTCAGCGGCGCGAGATCGTCCTGCGCCGCTGGCGCGTTGAGCGGCCGCTTCTCCAGCCAGGACGCGAGCGCCGGCGACTCGCGGCGAAACTTCACCGGGTCGAAATCCTGGCGAGCCGCCTGCTTCTCGATCTCGTCGAGGTTGCGCTCAATGACTTCCGCCGGCAGCCCGGTCTTGAGCTGCAGGTTCAGGATGCGCGCGGCCTGCGCCGGCGGCGTCGACGGCGCACGGCCGATCGTTTCCTTCAGCCGATCCTGCGCGAGCGGATCGCTTGAGAGGCCGAACGCCGGCGAGCTCGGCGCCGTGGTGCCGACCGGCGGCGGATCGTATTTGCCGGCGGCGTAGTCGGTGTGCAGTTGCTCGGCGTATTGGTTCGAGCTCAGGACGTCCGAGAAGATGCCGAGGTGCTTGCCGGTGCGGCGGAACTCGTTGATCGCCTGCTGCGCGCGTTCTTCCTCGGTGCCGACAAAGTGCCGGCCGTCCGGGGTGACGGTCGGCAGCAGATACTGCTTGTCGTCGAGGCCGACGCCGATCGAGTCGACGGTCGACGTCGAGCCGTCAGGGTTCTTCACGCGCGGCTGCGCACGCAGATCGACGTTCCCTGGTGTGAGCTGTTCGTCGGCCATCTACTGCCCGCGGATGGCGGCCGCGATCTCCTCGTCTCTCGCGCCGAGCAAGCGCAGCGCCTCCGCGTGCTGGAACCGATCGCTGTAGCGCTGCTGCAGATCCGCGTCGCTCATGCGCTGCTGCGCCGCCCCGAGGCTGCGCACGTAGTTCAGATACTGCGTCAGCTTGTTCGGGTGAATGTCCTTGATCGGCACGTAAGCCTTCGCCCGATCGTCCGGGTTCGTCACCAGCGCGGCGATCTTCTGCGGGTCGGTGCGCCAATAGCTTAGGTAAACCTTCTTATCGACGATCTCGTGCATCACGGTTTCCTTCTCCGTGCGCGTCAGCTCTTTGCCCTTCGCCTGCTGCTCCTGGTCGATGCGGGCCTCGACGGCGGCGCGGAGCTGCCCGAGTTCGGCGTTCTCCGCTTCGGTCTTGCCCTTCGTCTCGTAGGGGTGCAGGCCGGCGCCGCTCGCGATCGTCTTGAAGAGATCGTCGTCGATGGTCGCGGCGCGCACTTTGTCGTCGCCCTTCTGGAGCGCCCGCTTGTTCGCGAGCAGCCGGTTAACGTGCTCGTCGCCGAGCTCGCCGCGCATCGCCTGCAGCGCGTTCTCGCTCGTCGCGTTGAGCGTCTTCGGGTCCGAGAGTTCCCAATACCGCGACCAGCCCTTTTGCTCTTTCTCGTGCTCGACGCGCTGCTGCGAGGTGTAGCGGCGGCCCTCTTCGGCATACGCGCGATTGGCCTGATGCTCGGCGCGGTTGAGGATGTAGTCGTTGACCTGCAACTGCACGCGCCCAGGCGCGGCGAGATACGCCGGATCGCGCGACACTTCCGTGAGGCCCGCGCCGGCGGCGACCTTCGACCAGAGCCCGCCGAGCTGCGCCTCTTCGCGATCCTTGCGGCCGGCATCGGTCGCGGCCTTGCGCTCGCGCAGGAAGTGCATCGTCGCATCGAGCGCGTCGGGATCGTTGGCGAACTGTTTCCGTGCGGCGTCCTCCATTTTGTCGATGTTGATCGGATCGTTCTCACCCTTCGGCCCGAGCGAATCCCATATTTTCGTCGAGGCATCGAGGCCCTGCTGCTTCGTGCCGGCGACGTCGAGCTGCTTCTCTAGGGTCGCGCGCGTGTCGCCGACCGTGATCTCGTCTTTCGCGTGGTCGAAGTAAGCCTGCGCCTTTTTCACCTGCTGCTGTGAGAGCAGCGCCATGATGACGCCGGCGTGCGTCGAGGTGCGCGTCGTCTCGATCAGCGCCTGCTGCTTCTCCGGCCCGAGCCCGAGCTCGGGCGCGTGCAGGTTGATCGCGTCTTCCGCGGTGTGCAGGTTGACGGCAACGATGCGCGGGTCGTTCGCGTTCGCGACGGCGTTCGCGCGTTGGTTGGTGACGAACGAGTTGAGCTCGTCGGCGCGATACTGCTGCATCTCGCTGTCGGCGTGCCGGTCGAGCGTGACCTGAATCGAGAGCCGCTGCTGCTGCCGCTGCTTCGCGAAGGCGATGCGCTGTGTGTCGTTGCTGAGGCCTTGCGCGATCTCGCCGGCTTTTTTGTCGAACTCGTCGAGCACCTTCTGCGTGATGCCGAGCGTCGCCGGGCCCTTCGTCAAGAGCGCGCCGGTCTTCGGATCGTAGAGCGTCGTTGCGCTCCACTGGTCGAGATCGTTCGACGTCTGCAGCGCCTTGAGCGTGTTCGCCTTCTGCGTTTCCCAGGCGAGTGTGTCGGCCTTCTCGATGCCGAGCTCCTGGCCGAGCGCCGTCACGCGCTGGCCGAGGCGCGTCGCCTGGTCGAACTTCTCCGCGCGCGCCTGTTCGACGCCGGCGCCTTCCGAGAGTGCCGTCTCGGCGGCCGTCATCCGCACGCCCGGCAACGCCTGCGTGCCGACCTTGCGCATCCGATACAGATCGACAGTGGCCATCAGCTCCTCGATGCGCGCTCGAAGCCGTAGCGCGTCTGCAGCATGGACGTCGCGCCGCTCACCAGCGTGCCGACCGCGGCCAGGTTGCGCGCCGACTTCGCCTGCTGGCCGGCCGCCTCCAGATACACGCCTTCCTTCCGCGCGATCTCGGCCCGCTTCCGCAGGTCGGTCGCCTGCATCTTGAAGCCCCAGGCCTCACGCGCGGCGTTGTTGCGGATGCTGAGCGCATCGAGCTCGCCGAGGTAAGCGGCATCCGCCTGCACGTCGACGGCCGAGCCAAAGCCGACCTTGACGTTCTGGCTCGCGATGCCGGCGCGCTGCGTCCCGATCGAACCGCGCACTTGGCTGCGGTAGCGGCTCTCGTCTTCCGCGCCACGCTCGACGGCATCCTGCGCCTGCAGGTCGGCGATCTTCGCGTTGAAGTCTTGCAGGTCGGCGCCGCTCTCGGCGGCTTTGCGCTGCGCCTGCGCCGAGGAGAGCTCGGCGTCGCCGGCTTTCTTTTGGCTGAAGTATGAAATCGCAGTGCCGACGCCCTGAATGATCAGCGGTGCGGCGAGCGCCCATCCCATCGGGGTTACTCCTTATAGAGCGCGGCCGCGACGTCGGCCGACGACTTTTTCTTCGTCGGCGCGTCTTCGAGACACATCTCGGTGATCTGCAGCGTCAGGTTTTGATTCTCGCCGCCGACGACTGACTGCCGCGCGCTCGTCTCGCAGACTTCGCACGTCGCGATCAGCATCACTGTGTCGCCGACCGGGTAGTCGCTGACGTCGAGCCCGAGCTTCTCCAGTGACTCGTTATCGAGCCGCACGGTGAGGCCGTAGGGATACGCATCGCCATCGACCGGCGACGCGGTCGCATATTTCTCCTGCTGCGCCTTGCGGTCGGCCTTCGTGATCTTCATGCTGACGAGTTTTTGCGCCATCGCTTAACTCGCCCGCATGAAGACGGCGGTGATCGTATAGGTCGCACCCACCGGCGAGCCTGACGGCGCCGAGAGCTTCTCGCGCACGCGCCACAGGGTGCCGAACGGGCCCTGTCGGGCGCTGCCGGCGGCGAGCGTTTCCGCGGCCGCGGCTGAGCCCTGCGTGGTGTTGGTCGACGTCGCCGTCGTGACCGTCGACGGGATGAGCATCCCGGTGATGAAAAAGCGCTGCGTCACCGGCGCCGCACCGAGCGCGAAGGTGAGCGAGCTCACGACGTCATCCCAGGTCGTGCCGCCGTCGATGCTGTCTTCGAGGTAAATCTGCAGGGTGCCCGTCGCGGTCCCGCCGGCGGTGACGTTGATCAGGATATCGAGGCCGACTGTGCCGGGCGGCAGGTTGACCGTGTTGCGCGTGAGCGTCGTCGCCGAGACGCCCGACTGCTGCGCCGGCTGGATCGTGAAGAACGCCGGTTGTGCGTCGATCGTCACATGCTGCGCTTGCCAACCGGCGACCGCCAGCGTTACCGCGAGAGCTATCGCGCGCGTCCTACCAGGCTTCACCATGTCGCTATCCTCCCAATTCAAACGTCGGCAGTAGGCCGAGCACCGTGATCGGCAGCGGATCGATCTGCCGGATGACGATCCGTCCTTCCTCTTGCCAGCTCGCTTCGATCGCGATCTGCTCCTGGCCGGTGAAGGGCACGCCTTCCGTGCCGAGCTCGTGCGGCTTCACCTTCACCTGCTTCAGCCGGTTCGTCGCCGGCCCACACCAGAACGTGCGGCAACTGTCGTTCAGTAGCACGGCCACGGTGCCGACGCGCTTTTTCTTGTCGCGCACCGCGGAGCCGTTGACGTCGAGCGTCAGCGTCTCAATGTCCGCATACTGAATCGGCAGGCCTGCGTGGATGATACTCGCCGCCGGGCTGAAGACGTGCGAGATCGTCCCTGCGGCGACAGTGAACTCGGCGACGTTCGCCGCGGTCGGATCGCCATTGAAGACGACTTGCCCATCCGCCACAACGGCGACGATCTGCCCGTTCAAGTGATCGAGGCCGCTGATCGTGGTGACGGGCACGCCAGAGTAGGTCAGGCCGTCGTCGACGAAAAACGCGTCGGCGTTGAAGTTGAGAATCACGCGGCTTTCGAGGCGCTCGATGTAGCGCTTGAACACGCCGCCGATGGTGCGACGCACCAGCAGATACACGACATCCTCGTTCGGCTCGGGCACGACGCAGACATCCTCGAAGAGTGCGCCGGCGCCGCTCGTGTGTCGATGCCAACCCCACACCTCTTCCTCGCGGATGTAGGTCAGCCCGAGCAGCGTGCCGTCGCTACGGCAGCACCAGACAATCGAGTGCGGCACTTGCTGATAGTCGATCTCCTCGACCGTGTAGCCGTCGAACAGGTGCGCCGAGAAGAGCGTCAGGTCGCGACCGGCGAGGCCCTCGACTTCCTGCTCGAAGCGCACATCGCGCAGGATCGTCTTCCGTGCCTGCACGTAGATGATCGCGTTGCCGATGATGACCGGCGTCACGTCGGCCACGCCGGCGTAGGTTTCCTGGTCCGCGGGCAGGTTCGCCGGCGTGAGCGGCGTCTTCGATTGGCCGATCGTCCAGATGCCGCCATCGGTCCCGACGATCAGCGTCTTCAACCCGAGCATGAAGCGCACCGGGTTGTTTTGGTTCGCCGCGATCGCCAGCGTGATCGCATCGTCATCCTGCAGCGGGCTGCTGATGTTGTAGTTGCTGCGGAAGCCGACGCGGCTGCCGAAGATGGCGTCGGGGTTGTTGTTGGTGTTCCCGAACAGGCGGCGCTGTTGGTAGTTCGTCGAGTGCGCGGGGAAGTTGTCGGTCGTCTGAAACAGCACGCGCGGCAGCGGCGGCGTGACCGCGAAGTCAGGGGTGAAGCCGACGTCTTTGAAGGTCGTCTGATTGGTCGCCGTGCCGATGAAGCCGAAGGTGCCGTTGCCGTAGGGATCTTTGTAGATGTAATACTCGACGGCCGGCTGCGCGGGCGGCGTCCAGCTCAGGGTATGCGGCGACGCCGGCGTGCCATCCGCCGCGCCCAGGAGCTGCGCGATCGAGCTCGCGACACTCTCCTCGTAGGTGTCTTGCGCCGCCGAGGTGATGACGTATTGAAAGTTGAGCGGGCCCGCCGTGCCGAGTGTCGTGATGATGCCGGTCGGCGGGTCGATCGCCGGCGCCGTATTGATCGCCTGAATCGTCCAGCGCGTCAGCGAGCTGTAGATCAGCTCGTAGGGCGGCACGAGCGGCGACGTCAGCGTGATGACCTTGCCGCTCTGTGACCAGTCGAAGCCGGCATTGCCGAACGGCGTCGGCAATTCGAGAATGTCGGTCGGCATCGCATACCAGAAGGTCGCGTTGGGCGGCACGTGGTTGATGCCCGCTTTCACCGCGTAGTAATTGATCCCGCCGCTCTCGGCGATGTCGCCGATGACGTAGTTCGTGCCGGCGTTCCAGGCGACGACGCCCGAGAGCCGCACGAGCGCGCCTTGCTTGTAGAAGCGCAGGTAGTTCGCGCCGGCCTCGATCAGCACGGATTCGCCGACGACTTCGCTCACGTAGCGCAGCAGGAAGGTCGACGTCGAGCTCGTCTTCGACTCGAACACGTGCCGCGTGCCGGGCCGGTTCGCGACACCGCCGTGCCGCTGCACGATCCAGTTTTTGCAGGTGCGCAGCGCCGTCTGATACTTCGCCAGGTCCGCGCGCGCCGCAAGCTCGGGCGCCAGCTCGCCGCCGGCCAGCGCCCGTTGAAAGATGGTGTCAGCCATCAGTTGCGGCCCTCAATCCAATCGACGTCGCCCTCGTGCGCCTGCTGCACTTCCTTGCTGCCGACCGTGGCCGCGGTCGACTTGATCGCTTGATACACGTTCAGGCAGAACGCCGCTTTCTTGTCATCCTTCGCGAGCGCCGGCGCCAGGCTGAAGGCGTGCCGCCAGGCGAGTGCCTCGCGGAAGATCGAATCACCCTGCAGTGCGGCGCACGTCGTGCGGATCGTGTATTCGAGCTGCGGCGTGACGTTGTCCGGCTGCCCGCTCGTCGGCGTCTCGTTCGTGTAGATCAGCAGCCCGGTGTCATCCGAGCCGAGGCGCCACTTCGGCGGGTTCGCATCCCAATCGCGGCCGACGAGGTTCGGGTTCACGATGCGGCGCGCGAACATCATGTCGTCAGGCGCGCGGTAGGCGTATTGCCAATCGCCGTTGACGGGCACCGTCGACGTGCCGGCGACCAGCACTAGGCGCGCGTAGCGCGTGGCGAACTGCCAGGGATGATCGCGCAGCACGGCGCTGATGTCGTCGACGTAGTGCAGACGCGACGTCGTCGCCTCTTCGCTGAGCTCCGTCGTGATGTCGCCGATCTGCTTCGAGACGCCGATGTGCGACAGCGCCTGGTTGATGATGAAGGTCGTCGCCTCGATGCAGCTCGTTTGGAAATCGGTGCCGGTCTGCCCATCGGGGAGATCGGGATTCGTGCCGGCGCCGCCGCCGCCGTCTGGTTCGTCGGGGTTCAGCTCGGGATCGGGCGGCGTGCCATCCCACAAGCCGCCGCCGAAGAGATCGCCGCCGGTTGGCGAGTCGGGCGCGACGACGATGAATTCGCCGTTCGTGGAGAAACCCGCGTTGCCGGCGGTCGTGCCGCCAGGAAACACGAAGACGTCGTAGAGAATGCCGTTGCTGTTGAGCGCCGAGCCGACGCTGATCGAGTCGATGCCGCCGCCGGTGATGCCGGTCGCAGCGTTGTTCGTCGTCGGGAACGTGAGCGAGTTCGTGCCGGTGTGCGAGACGTCACGAATGACGGCCGCCGCGTTGTGTGGCACAACCATCGCCCAGGCCGGCCGCTGGCCGCCCATCAAGATCCCCACCGTGCGCGAGGCGTTGCCGTCGCCGGTGTAGCTCGTCGTCGCGAGCACCTTGCCGATGTTGGCGTCGCCGCTGCCGTCGTTCTTCCTGAAGGCCAGGTAGCCGACCTGATGCCACGCGCCGTTAGTGAGCGCGGTCTTGCTCGTGATCGTGCCCTTCGCGAAACTGAACGCGAGCGCCGTCTCTGAGGTATTGAGCTGGCTGGCGTTCTGCGCGGTGTGTCCGGGCCCGCGATACCAGATGCTGCCCGAGGCGCCGCCGCCGCGCAGCTCGGTCGCGAGCCACACGTTGTCGGGCGTGAAGCCTTCATTGTCGAGCGTCGTCACGAAATCAATATTGGCGTTGCGCGTGAAGAGCGCGCCGGCGTTGCAGAACCGCATCGCCGGATCACAAAACGCCGTGTATTGATAGGTGACGCCGTTCGCGTTGCTGCTGTTCTCGTTGCCGGTGATGCGCACGACGGTCTGCTGCTCTTGCGCATCGACCGCGGGCGGCGCACCAGGGAACGTCGGATCGATCAACGCGGCGACGGGCGCGTTGTTCTTCATCTCGTTGCCGCCGTCCTGGTGTCCGCCGATCAGTGAGCTCCACCAGATGATGCCGGTCTGAGTCGAGGTATTCCTGATGATCAGGAAGTTGACCGGGAATCGGAAGGTGAGCTCTTTGAAGCTCGCCGCGCTCGTGCCGTTACCGACGTAGGTGCCCGTGACCAGGCCGACCGGCGAGAAGGGCGGCGTGCCGCGCTTCGCCCACGGCGTGCGCGGATAGGGCGCGTTGTGCAGCCCGAGGTGCTCGGGCACCGATCGCAGCGCGTCATCGTCGCCAGGGTTTTCCGGCAACGCATAGAGCGCCGGGTCGAGCGCCGCGATCTCGCTCCACTGCGGCGTATTCGCACCGCCGGCGTCGCCCAGGATGTCAACGGCGCGGCCGCTCGGGAACATGATGATCGCGACGGCCTTCCCGCTGCAGTTGGCGCCCGAGGTTTTGATCTGCAGGCCGGCGCCCGCATCGCGCAGGCCCCAGGCGACGCGCTTCGTGATCTCGTGCGCGCCGCAATTGCTGTTCAGCGGCGTGCCCGCGGCGACGAGCAACGCCTTCACATCCGCGACGTATTGCGCGGTCTGCTGCGCGAGTGCCATCGGCGGCGCCGGCGTCGCGTTGTTGCTTTGCGCGTTCGGCGTGATGTCTTCAGGGCCGAACACGCCGATCGTTTCCGCGGCGGCGCAGAGAATCGCGACGTTCTGCGCTGACGCGGCCGCGCCGTGATCGAAGACGAGCTCGGTGCCGGCGAAGGGATGCACCGGGTTGGTGAGCCCGCTCGGCACGTAGTAGGCCGAGCGCCACTGATAGTTAGCCCCGTCCTGCGTGACCGCGGTCGTTACGGCCGCGCCGCCGCCAGGCAAGCGATAGCCCAGGTTGCCGCCGATCGCGCCGGCCTCGAAGCCATACATGCCGATGACCATGCCCACCGTCCCGAGCTGGCCCTCTTCGGTGTCGACTTCGAGATCCGCATTGGTCAGCACGCAGAGCCGCGCGCCGCTCGTCGTGTTCTGCAGCCGCGTGACGGGTGTCGTGATCGGGCGCCGCTGCGTCAGCACGCGCCAGTCGCCGGCGGCCAACCAGGACGCCGCGTTGTCCGAACCGAAGGCCTTCGGGACCAGGCACGCGACCTTGCTACCGTGGTTCCAGTCTTCGCCGTTGGTCATGTTCGTGACCTGGTCGGCGCCGATCCAGTCGTCGAACTGCACGGAAATTTCGTTGTGGACCGTGGCGCCGGTGCCGAGGCGACAGTTGGCGATCCCGATCGCCTGGCCGAGCCCGTCCGTGCCGGCGTAAGGATCTTTCGACATCACTTCGACGCCGTTCACGAAGACGTGACAGCCGGCGCCGCCGATCGCGTTGCCGTAGCGGAAGAGCACATCGAGCTTGATCCAGCGGTTCAGCGCGATCGGCGTCGTCGCCGTCGCGAACGTCGTTTCTGTCCCGACGTTGTCGATGTTCGTCAGCACGAGTTGCCCGTTGGCGAGCACGCCGATCTCGATGCCCGACGTCGCCGACACAGTGCCCGAGGTTTTAAAGATGCGCTGCTTCGCGGTCGGGTATTTGCGGAGCCGGAAGTAGAACCGATCCCATCCCTGCGAATCCTGCGCGTGCCCTGGCACCGCCTCATTGAAGACGTGCACGCGCTCGAAGGTCTGCCGGTCGCACCAGTAGCCGAAGCCTTGCAGGTGTCGCGAGGCCGCGCGAGACACGATGTCGCTCATGTTGCCCGAGCCACCCTCGCCGCCGGTCCCGCTCGCCGCCAGCTCGGCGCCGTCGATGTAGCGCCGTTGCGGCATCACGCTCTTGACCGCGCCGGTCGGGGCCGTCGTGTCGAGCTTCGGCATCCACGCGAATTTGCCGCGCCAGTAGAAATGCGTCGTCGTGCCGAAGAGGAAGCAGATACCGAACCAGCCGCCGTTGCAGCGATCGAAGGTGCGCTGATCGCGCGGGAAGTTGTTCCCCGTGGTGAACCATTCCGATCGAATACACGGCGCGAGCATCTCGGCCGACTCTTCCTGAATCGGTGCGCTGTAGGTGGTCGCGGCCACGGTCGGCGCCATGATGATCCGCCCGACCGCGCTGCCCGCGCCCGAGCCCGAGCCCGCGGCGCCGGCGTGCGGCACGCTCTGCAGCTCCTGCACGAGCGCGGCGTCGGTCAGATAAATCGTGTAGTCGAGGAATTGTGTTTTAGCCATCGGTTACTCTCGCCCCGCGCGATCGTGCAGTTGTCTAGTCGCCGCCGGCGCCGAGCGGATCGTCGTCGTGATCGCCAGGCGGCACGGTCCCGCCCTCGGCTCTCGACGCGGCGGTCGCGGCGTTGTCGCGGCGGATCACTTCGTTGCTGCTCGTGATGTGCGGCGTCGCGTCGGCCGGCGCCTGGCGCATCCACTTGCCGAGCATCAGCGGCAGCTTTGGATCGCGCAGGCTGCCATCTTTGCGCTTGATCTGATCGGCGGTCGGCAGCGTGCCGTCGATATAGAACACGTCGCCGGTGCGCCGCAGCTTGTTGTCGTAATAGCCATCCGCGACGGCGACGACCTTGAACCTCGGCGCGCGGGCCGGCCTCGGAGCGGCCGCCTTTTCTGGTGCCATAGAGGAATGCTCCTATGTGGGAAAGGCGCCGGCCGCCGCTCGGGATTGAGCGACGCCGGCGCCAGCAGATCGAACGAGTGACTAGACGAGATAATTCTTCGCGTAGGCCTTCGCGAGCACGCTGAAAGCCGCGTGCGACGTCAGCCAGGCGGTGAGCGTCACGGTCGCCGCGCCGCCGGCCGGCGTTACGCGGATGCCCTGAAACTGCAGCCAGCCGGCGACAACGTGCCCCTGCGGCAGCGGCATGAAGATCAGCGCGCCGAGCGGCATGTCAGCCGACAGGAAGGTGCGCTGATCGTGGACGATGATGCCGGCGGTCAGTGCGGCATCAGTCGCTTGAATGAGCTCGACGAGCACGGTCGTCGACGACGCGGCGACGCCCACACTGAGGCCGTAGCCCATCGGTTCGCCCGTGCTGATTTCCCGCTTCGGCGGCGTGCCAACGCCGCCCGGCAGGCCCAGGTCGATCGAGCTGGCAGACACCGCAACGGCCGTGAAGGCCTGCGCGTTGCAAACTCGGAGCAAAGAGTCGATATACAT